TGCCGAAGAGAATCCCCAAGCGTTGGAACAGGCAATCACCGAGGTCTACCAGAGCATGGACGAAGTAGCCGGTGCCTTGGAGAACTACGCTGAGAATATGGGGTTGACGTTGGAACCTAACGGAATGAACGAGCCGCCCGAAGTAGGTGGAGAGTTGCAAGAGCTGGGTGAGGAGAAACTCGAAGAAGAGAATCTCGAAAAGATACTTGAGGAAGAGCCGGTTAGTGAGAAGGAAGCGGCGGGAGCTAGTGCCGATGCATTCTCTAGTGACCGTGGCCACGATGGAAAGCCGGAAGTGAAAGAAGCCGCCGATTCCGGCAGTGAAGGCTTTGTCACAGACCGTGACGAGAAGGGTCAACCGAAAACTCCGACGCGCCTGGATGTTCCACGCCTAGCCGCCCGCGCAGCCTACATTATCAAGGTCGCACAAGAGGTCGCCGCGAGGCACAAGCGGGCTGGCGAAGATTACGGCAAGATGTGTAAGGGTTGTGGCAAGACGCTTGCCAAGGGTGCGAAGTGTCCTAACTGTAAATAACCCAATAAGACACAAATAACACGCATATTATTGATTCTGATCACTGACCTAACTCTGACAAAATAAAGGAGTTATAGGCGAAGCCTCGCAACTCCTCTCTTTCCAAGTATTTATCCCAGTTGTTAAAATGCCGACACCATCCCTTAATACTGATCTACTGGGAAATATCTAAAATCGGCTAAACATTGGGGAAACGGAGATGCTAGTGACAGACAATACCGCTTACCGAACCTCAGGTATGGCACAAGGCATCTACTGTTGGCTCAACACTTTGAATGGAAAGGTCTACGTCGGATCAGGACAGGATCTGGAGCGGCGTAGGGCCGAACATACCCGGTCCTTGACGGCAGGAACACATTTCAATCTTCATCTCCAGGCCGCCTGGAATTTGTACGGAGCGGGCGTCTTTAAGTTCATTGTGATCGAGGATGTCCCGGATCTTTTGTGGCTACGGGCGCGGGAGTCGGCTTGGATCCTTCGACTCCAAGCAAGTGTCCCAGCCTACGGTTACAACCACACCGGGGATGGGTGGTCTCCTAGTCCCACCACACAGGAAGCGCGGGCCGCGCTAAGGAAGGCGTGGGTGGGGCGGAAGGCACGGGGCGACTACTACAAGTTCACTCCGGAACAGACTGCGACGGCGGGTGCTCTAGGCCGCGCTTCTCTAAAGAAGAAGTGGCAAGATCCCGCATGGCGGGCAGATATACAACGCAAACAGAAGAAGGGCTGGACACCAGAAGCGCGTGCAGCCAAGGCTAAACAGTCCCGTGAATACGCTCTCGCTCACTCAGAAGAAATGGCGAATAGAGGGCGTAAGGGCGCAGCTGCGACTTGGTCCTAAAGTCATAGAAAGACAAGGGTTATCTATATCGCGGAAAATTCGGCCTATTTTGACTCAATCGTAGCGACCCGCGCCATGCGGTTATCCGAGGAAGACTCCCTTGAGGGTAACACTCTCATATCGTTAGAGACACAGGACGACATGGAGCCGTTGCGCAAGTACACTCTGGCTTACATTCTGGGAAACTTCGGCGAATTTTTGAAGATGTTGCGCTCGCTCAAGAAAGAGGATCAGGAACTCCTTCTGTCTTACTATCTCTTGAGCAAGACGCAGAACACCCTGGCGGCGATCCACAAGTCCACGCAGACAGTCTGTAGCTTCCGTATCCGTATGGCGGTGAAGACACTTGCGTGCTTCATAATGATGGGTGGAGCACCGACCGTAGAAATGATGCAGACGATCCTCACCCGCGCCGGGTTGGAAGATACTCTCAAGAAAATCGGGCTATCGAAGATCGTTGACTTGTACGTTCGAACCCACAACTTCCAGAAGATATCCGAGTTGCACCACTTGCATCGCCCGGACATCCGCCGCGCGATGAGTCGCGCCTCTAAGCAGCTGATGGAGTCCAAGGATCCGCAGGAACACGCTTTGGGTGCTTACATTCACAGTTTGATTGATAAGGCGAATCCAGCGGGGCAAGGTTTCAGCAAGAGGAAGATGCAGAAGCAGTGCCACATATACAGAACTGACCCTAAGTGCCTTGGTTCTTTTGTTATTGATTTGAACGATCCTGATTTTGATACTTTCTTTGTAAGTCGTGCGAATCGATAGTGACTTACGTTTTCCAACTTCCCAGTATTATACAGGGAGGTATAAAATGTTCGTCTATATTATCGTCAACGACGTCAACGACAAAATCTACATTGGAAAGACCCAAGGTCCGTGTCTCTCACGATATCTGAAACAAAAAATACATGACGTGAAGAAGGGTTGGAACGGAGTTTCCTATCTCTATAATGCCATGAAACATTACGGCTCGGAGCATTTCCATATTCACCCACTCATCTCCACCCTCGCAACCAACGAGGAACTCTGCTTTTGGGAGCGAGTATTGATTGCACAGTACGACTCCCAGAACCCGGATATCGGCTACAATATCTGTCGGGGTGGAGAAGGTCGTTCCGGGCCTCTATCACTTGAAGCCAAAGCAAAATTCAAAGAAGGAATGATGAAGACTTGGACCGATCCAGAAAAACGAACCAAAAGATTAAAGGCCATGAAAATCGCTCAGTCTAATCCAGAAAGACGCGCTGAGATAAGCAGACAATCCAAAAAGAATTGGGATACAGCGGATTCTGAAAAACGTGTTGAGATGATAAACAGGATAAAGATGTGTGCTGAAGATCCGGCCAATAAAGCAAAGGTTTTGATAGCCGGACGGAAACGTTGGGCGAAACAAGGCATGGTAGGAAAAGTTTTTGGCAAACTCATTGTCAAGTCTGAAGCGGGGCGCAACGAGAACAGCCAGCGACTATGGGGCTGTCTTTGTGCTTGTGGTGAGTCAACTATTGTCACAACGAATCAACTCAACATGGGTAACACTAAAAGTTGTGATAAATGCAAAGAAGGGTGTAAAGGCTTAAAATGGGTTCATAAAATGGAAAAAGAGGCTAGAATCCAGAAATCCGAGGTTGACAGATTTATCAAAGAAGGGTGGGAATTAGGACAAGCCTTCGCAAGAAGAAACAAAGCCTTTGTATATTACGCAGCTCAAGTATTAGACTGTTTATGATAAAAGGCCGTTACTTGGTGTATGAGCTTTGGCATCCAGATGAACTAAAGCCGTTCTATGTTGGGTGGACCGATACCTTCAAAAATCGGAATCGACTAGCCGAACATCTGAAAGACGGCAAGAATCCTGTTTCTGCAGGAAACCCGTTCAAGGCTCACAAGATTGCGAAACTTTTGAAGGAAGGTCGAGTCCCAACGTTTGTTGAAATTACCAGAATGGACTCGGAAGAAGATTCACTTGAGCTAGAAATAGCTTTTATCGCTTCTTGGGGACGACGTGACCAAGGACGGGGACCACTAACTAATTTGACGGACGGCGGCGATGGATTCCGAGGTCACCATACAGAAGATACAAAGGAGAGAATCCGGAAGCACTCTCTTGAGATGTGGCAAGATCCGAATTATCGGAGCTTAGTTATTCAGGCCCAAACAGCCCGCTGGCAAACTACTCCAGAACTAAGACAAAAGTTTCAGAAAAGATTCGCTGGAGAGGGTAATCCGTTCTATAGAAAAACACATACTCCGGAAGCTAATCGGTTGAACGCTGAGGCCCACACCGGAGTAGAAGTTTCCCCCGCTACCCGTATTAAATTGCGCGACTCCCACAAAGGGCGAAGTCATTCAGAAAAACACAATCGAAACGTGGGTGATGCTCTCCGCAACGTTCCTAAATCTCCTATCCACATCCAACACTTGCGTGAGGCCGCGTTACACCGTCATGCGGAAAGAAGGCAAAATGCTTCTGCAATACGGTGATGTTTCTTCGTTACAGGGTGCCCCCTGGTTTATGCTAGAATTGAGATCCGAGAAAACTATAGAACCCACTCTACGACGTCTGGGAAAATCGGTACCAGGGATTTTTCAATCAGATCCAGTGGAATTTTTTGTCCCAGTGTTTAAGCGAGATCTAGATATTTTTGAATTAAAGACCTCTAATTTGATTTTTGTCCGAAGCAAGAATTTCCAGGCTATGCTAAGACTTAAAACCGTAACTGGGATAGTGTGTATCATAACCGAAGGTGAATCCAACCGCCCCAACAAAGCTATCCCGGTGCAAGATGATTACGTGCAAGCCGTTATCAAAGAGGCCGAAACTGAATTCCAGGACCGGGGTAAGGGGATCGGTGTGGGTTCATTCGTCCGTATTCTGAACGGTCCCACTCGTGATTACTGTGGTCACGTGGAAATCAGCAATGATGGTGTCGCTTGCGTCCGCGTAGATCTGAAAACGAAATCGCTGCTAGTCGAAACCCCCATACGTAACCTACTGAATCTCTCACAAGTGCCCCCCAACCAGCGGGTTTTCTACTATTGTGATCTGGTAGCCGAGCTTGCGAAGGACGGTCTGTTGCATCTCATAACTGAAGATCTGAAGTTGGACGAAACCACCCCGGCGATAGAGAATGTTACCGAAGGTGATGGCGTAGAAGAGCCGCGTCGTCATAGTCGTCAGCGGACCGTGACGGCGTTAGTAAAGAGAATGATTCTCATCGAGAAGAAGTACGATCCGATGGAGATTGCCAATGCCGTTGTATTAGCGTTGAAGAAGAGAGATATCAAGGCACCGAAAAATCTATTTATTGTTTACTGCACACCAGGTGATACAATGATACAGGGTCCCGTACCCTTCGCTGCTGCGGAACAACAAACGAGAGTTTTGGACCACGAGGGCAACTTCAGCGACATAACTGCACATATCGAGAGACCTTACGTTGGTCCTTTGAAGAGAATCACTTTTCTGGGTAATCTTCCGCTAGAAATTACACCGGAACACGAGATTCTGGTACTCCGTACCAACAGAAAGTACCTGGTAAAAGGGAAGAGATATCCCCTGCGTCCGCATTGGGACAAGCAGGGAGGAGGCTGGAAACGAGTTTGGGTTCCGGCTTCGGAGGTTTTAGAAACAGATTTTGTTCTTTGTCCAGAAAACCTTCCGGGAACTACGGCAAGACCCGAATTTATCATCTCACAGCATCCAAATGCAAAGACGGTTGTTTCTGAGATACGTCCAGATGAAGATCTAGCCTGGCTGTTTGGTCTATACATAGCGGACGGAGGGATATCCCGTGTTTCCACGGGTGAGAAACTCCCCAACGGATTCAGTATCTGTCTTAATAAGCGCACTAGCCGTGTGCGCATAACGCGGGCGCTGGCTAAGTTAGGGATGGACGTGACATTTGAGGAGTACCCTACTTATGGAAACGCCCACGTCAATTCCGTTTCTCTAGGCCGGACGTTTTTGAGATGGTTTGGAGCCGACTGCTATTCGAAGCATATTCCAGAATTTATGTACAATTGGGGGCAGAAATACCTTCAAAGTCTGGTTGAGGGAATAGCCGAAGGAGATGGAACAGATTGCAGCGATTCAACGCCGGGAGCAACTCAAGTTTACACAACTTCCCGAGTTCTCGCCTATCAACTTTGGCATATCCTAGTGACACTTAGGGCTCATCCATGCTTGAGTCTAGTTCCTCGGGAAGAAGGAGAAACAGTCACCATAAAGGGAATCACTTCCAAAGTAGCCCCGGCGTGGTACGTTTGGTGGACTGATAAAAATCGTAGGGCACGCCATCACACCTTCTATTATGAAGGCTATTATTGCATGCCAGTGAGGTCTCTGGAAGATTTTCCGTTTGAAGGGACCGTTTACAACAAATCCGTTTCTCCTAGCGAAACTTACGTGGCAGGGGGAATTTGCTGTCACAATTGCATCATAAAAGACAACTTGCTCAAAAACCATTTCAAGTTGTTGGATTCCAAGCTGACCAACTACCGTGAAGTGGTCCATAAATTCGGTAAGCAGTTCAAATTCTCGCATACCGAGATCGCCAAGCTAGACCCGAATTTGGGAATCCCACTCGTGACGCTGGAAATCTGTAAGGATGGTCGGAGTCGTGAGGCCCGTCAGCGGAACAAGCTCAAGTCCGTGCGCCCCGCGTCCGTCCCAAAAGTTGTAACCCACGCCCCGCCCGCGCTCAAAGTTCTCCTTAAAAGAAAGGCTTAAAGGAATAAAAGAGGCCGGTCGATGAAGACCCGGCCCCCCGAACGGCTGTTATCCTGAATCCCTCTTTTCGGGACCATTAAGCCGCCCTCGTTGAAATTAGATGACAGACACCGACGCGATGGTCATCTCATACCCGAGAGGATCACTCCAGTTCGGCTTGTCAGCCGTGCCAGAAGCGGTGCCCCATTCCAAACCGAAGTACGCGCTGCAATCGCCAACGATCATGTCAGAGACCATCTCTGCCAAGGCCGTTCCACCAACTTTGTTCAAGCCGGGGCCGAATGCGTTGCCGTCCTTCATCAAGCCGAGCGAAACAACCAATGCGCCCGAAGAGGCACCCGTCAATCCACCTAAGTTGCTGCCGGCTGGGTTAGCAACACTAACTCCAGATGAGCCAACAACCGTTCCCGAAACAGAGGAACCCTTGTTGAAGTGACCAACCACGATGTTGACGCCGCCGTCGAATACCGGAGCAGCTGGTGTGTAGTAACCACCCGTTGCGCCGCTGACCTTGTCTCCGTTGACGAAATCCTCGGGGTACATACTGTCCACGTTCACGGTTGTAGTTCCCGTGACCGGGACGCAGGTGTAAAGGTAGATGCTAGGGAAGAATCCATCCAGACCCCAATCACTAACATCGCCGCCTAGCAGTGCGATGGCCTCGTCGGTGAGCTTCACGTATGCTCGCTTGGTCCACACGTTGCTCTTGTTGTCCTTGATAACCGGATCAGGAACCTGGTTGACCAGGGCCGTAGCACCGGACTGTTGAAGGTTGAAGGGAGACGGATGCTTCACTCCGATGACCGCAGCAACGAGAACATCGTTTGTCACAGTTGCCTGGACGTCTACGACGTCGCCTTGCTGATTTGAAAATGCGTTGCTAACTCTTGAAACTTCTGTTAAACTCCATGCCATAGAACACCTCTACTCAGGGACTGATAGCTAGGAATCGTAATTCGCGATTACTTTAATAATGGAGTAATGAACTAACTATCTCAATTCATAGTAGTGACCCGACCAGAGATTCTATCAATTCGCGTTCCTAACGCAGATTTTACTCCGTACTTTGCCTTTCTTGCGTCATTAGTCCCACTTGGCAAAGGAGGACACGAACATCACATCCTGCCTCAGAAGGAATTCCCAGAGTTCATGAAGGATCCAAATAATTTAATCCGATTAACACCGGGAGACCACTTTAAAGCTCATTATTGGCTGGCAAGATGTGCACCGAAACATGCGTCATTTCAAATAACATTCTTCTTGATGTCGAATAGAAAATTCTCACAACAGGTTACTGTCAACAAATTGCCAGAATACACTAAAATCTATGAAAGAGGACAAGCAAGGCAGGCAGAAGGAGGACGAATTCAAGGGCGAAGGAATAAGGAAAATGGTTCGATCCAGAAGTTAGGAGCAAGTGGTGCAGGTGGAAACGCCCACGTGAAAAGTGGGTTTATTCTGGAGTTAGGGAAAAAGTGGGGGGCTAAAAACTTTGCTAAGGTGAGAACTCCCAAACACCAGAGTGTCGCGGGGAGAACATCCAGCCATGTTCGCTGGCATGTCAAAAGAGGCATAATCAGTCCCGCTTGTAGGATTTGTTTACAGATGCCCCTTCTTGGCCCAGACGGGCGGTTACTCTGGGGAGAGACAATCTGAAATGTCTCTCCTCAGGGGTTACTTGTATGTTATTGCAGATAAAGATCGTAAGTATGCAAAAGTGGGGATGTCCAGAGATGTGCTATCACGGTTTGTTGACCTTCAATCTTCCTGTCCACTTCATCTTGAAATTGTTCATGCTTTTCCGTGCACCTATGTTAGTGTGAGAGAAGTCATGGTACATCAGAAACTGAAAGAATTATGGGTTAGAGGAGAGTGGTTTCATTGGGACGAAGAGCGAATCCGCACAGCGATGGCTGATGTTCTAGCTTTCCCGGACGATACTATCAAGAAGACTCTTGCCGAACGAGGTTTGTTAGATGTAAAATCGAAACCAAAAAAGCCCTACGATTACCCGGTTAAACGATTGGACACTGGCGAAGCATTTCCCAGCGCAAAAGTGGCCGCTCTGACTGTGTTTGGATCAGCTCACATAGCCTCCAAAATCAAGAAATCAATAAAACAGAATTGTTTTTGTGGGCCGTGTAAATGGGCAGTTGCCGAAGATGATGAGGTCGTCTGGCCCGTTTCTTAATGTCTTAATGTCTGCCGTTCCCGTTCCTGCCGTTCCCGTTAAACATGCCTGAGATTTTGGCAAGCCCGTAAGGACTGACTGAGAACACTGCGAGAGCGTAGATAATCATGGGCATACCACTCACCCAGGTTTTTATGGTTACAGTATCGGGTCTGTAGAAAGCGTGGCGGATCATAAAGGCGATGAGCGCCATGGACCAAATGCTCAATGCTACGCTGAGCATGCGGCTGCTAGACGGTTGACCATTCTCACTGAAGGCTGCTACGAGGAACGCGATGAGCTTGGCCCCAAATGTCTTGGCGCAAGTGGAAGCTTTCTTTCTCCTCTTTCGTTTCGTCTTGACGGTTGGGTCCATATACTATCTTTCTCTATTATGCTTTCCACAAGTACACGGTTTTCCTCGGTTGATGTTCCATTGTTTACAACTGGTAATGCGCCCGCCTAAAGCCCTATCTTCATACGTGGTTTGAGCGCGCATCTTAGCCAATTGACCACTTTCCAAATTCTTTTGCCCGCCCTTACGGACAGCAGCTAAATGCTTTTCCGGATGGTCTTTTATCCATTTTCTCAAACCCTCGTTGGCTTTGGCTCGAATGCTGTCTAATTGTCCACTATCAACAGCAGCTTGCCCGCCTGCACGACCCCCGGGAGAACGATATCGACCTTCGACTATCTTCATGTTAGAGACAGCGCGTTTTCTGATTTCGGGATTTTGCCACATGAGACGAGAATTTTCGGCTATTTTTAGGCGCGTTGATTCAGGGTGCGTCCCAGTGAAACCTTCTCCACCCCGACAGATATTGTAGCCGATATCCGGGTTCTGGGAGTCGTACTGTGCAATCAATACTCGCTCCCAAAAGCAGATTTCTTCATTGGTGGTTAGGGTAGATATGAGGGGATAAATAGACCAACCTTCTGGACCTTGGTACTTTTTCATTGCTCGGAAAAGATGAGAGCGACCTTGATATTTATCCGTTCTAGCGTCGTGGAGCTTCTCGCAGAGATACTTCTGGAGGTTCTTAGTGACTGTCTTACCTACGTAGATCTTATCAGTTATGTGATTGATAATAATGTAAACGAACATTTCTGGCCTCTGTAATAGATACCGGAAAGTTCGAAAATAAGTATTTTCAATCTAGCTGTTCTGTCCGAACAACCAGGCGGTAGTTTGCGCCGTGCCGTTGG